GAGACAGTTCCATCCGCAACATTGGTCGCAGTATTTGCAGAGGTCGCAGTATTTGCAGAGATTGCAGTATTTGCAGATTGAGACACTATTGCGCCGTGAACGGTAATGTTGGCAGCCTCGACCTCATCAATAAAGGCCTTGCTGGCAACGAGGAGCTTTGCGAATACGGTTGAGAAATAGCCGGATGCGGACGAACTTTCCATCACATCGAGGATGTCAGGCAGCGCACTCATCATTTCCATGTAGGATGCAGAGTTTTCCGTAAGCTCCTGCCATTCATACCCGCCAAGGACCTTTTTGTATTTGTAAACCTTTCCTGTCGTCTTTCCGGAAATATTGTGGGCGGTGAACCAGTCTCCTTCGTTTGCAGATGCCGGCAGCGCTGAGAGTTTTCCAAGATAGCGCGGACTCTTGTTCGCTACAATTTCTGTCGCCGTAGCCTCCGCAATGTCCTGCGCAATGTCCTGCGCAACTGTAGTGGCGATTTCATTTGATTTTTCTATTGTCGTATAGACTTCCGGCACATCTGCAGGCTTTTGTCCTGTAGCCGTCCGGCGTTCCGTGATAAGTGGCTGGTAATCAGGAATTTCTGAGGCATCGAAATTGAAGATGTCTTCATCATAATCGTAGAGCTCAAGTGTATAGCCGTCTGTCCCGTTCGGCTTGATCGTTGTAATTATGAATTCCCGGGAGACAGTTTCAAGCTCGTAGCCGTAAGAAAGCACGTCACCACGATGAGGTATTACAGGCGATTCAAGCGGGATGGGATCTGAGAAATAGATGGACTCAATGCGGCGCGGGGAATATGTATTCACGCGCAGCTTGAGGTTTGTACCGTCAGAAAGATCAAGAAACTCTCCGCTGTCAAGGGAAAGCGGCACATCAACAAGATATGAAGACGGCAGAAGGCTTGCCATGACCTCAAGAGGAGAGCCGTCAGAAAGCTCAAGATCAGAGCCGTCAGAAAGCCCAAGAGGCTGGGGAAAAAGTTTTCTGACGGTGCGTGAAATCGGCGTGCAGTAATCCTCTCCCACGCACTGAATTATGACGGAGAAAGGATTTGAAAAGTCAATGTCCACCGGCTCGTACAGGTCCACACCAACAATCCGGTCATCCCGTATAATCAGATTCTTGATTACGGCATTACCCAGCCCGATTTTCAGGCTCGGGTGCTGCACAAGAAGCTTGGAGTATGGCGTGAAGAAAAAGCCTTCGTTTCCGATTTTAGCAGTGGCTTTCAGCGGGCGCAGCTTTGTGCTCGCCATGATGTAGTGAGCCTGCCTTCTTGCCTGGACCTCATCAGTGATTCCGTCCAGCGTCACTTCACGCAGCACGGAATTCTCGTCCAGAGGCTTATGAACGTCATAGCGCGCCACAAAATTATTTTCCTGAAAGCCGGATGCGGAGTCAATGTATTTGCACCGCAGCCCGTCAACGTCAAGTGATACCGATTTTTCATAATCAAAGGAAATCAAATTCTGCTCGTTTAAAAGAGCAATGGAATTTTCTTTTTCCCTGTCGATTGCAACTGCAATTTTACCGTATATGTTCTGATAGAGCGTAGCGTGACATACGGACAGAATCCCATCAATTACCTGTGCTTTCTGCTCTCCCTCCGTAAGTACTTTGTTTATTTCAATTCCCTTCTGCTCGCAGTATTCATACAGGTCTCCAAAAGTGTCGCCGTCAATCTCATCATCAAGGCTTATCTGGGATGCCTTGTGTGTGCTGCTTGTGAGTATCTCTATAAGCCAGCTTGCCGGATTTGATGTAATTGACTTTGCAGAAAGGTCCCACTTCCAGACACCATTTTCTTTTGATGGTATGGGGGCAATTCCATTTGTGACGAGGTTGATTGACTTTATCTTGTCCTGGTTCGTTTGTGTGGCTTTGACATGCACGCCGATGAGCGTTGACAGCAGCGCTTCTTCCGCTCCGATCACCCGCTCATCTACAAGCTGCCCCGCAGAGGCTGATTTATCCACATCATAGCAGTATGAGTGGATCCATTCCACATAACATTGCGAGACTTCATTTCCGCTCGTAACTTTGTTTGTTGGGCTCCGTAACCTGATAGTAATCGGATAGGCGCGCTGGATGTACTTCTGGCTCTCGCTGTCGTAAGTAAAATGATCTTCAAATGAAAATTCCTTGTGGGCATTAAATCGGAGCTGAGTCGTACTGTTTTCAGAGAAAATGTTTGAATAATTATGCCGTACATGATAGGGACCGGCAACGGTTTTTACTGCCGTTATTGTAATTTTGTATACGTAGAAGTGGACTAAATAACTCGACAGTTCTTCGGTTTTCTCCACGTCTCCTGAGAATGTTACGTCTGCCTGATACCTGATGTCATCCCCTGAAGTAAAGGTGGCTTGAGTCAAATAAGCCTGCCAGCTTGGTGGCTTTAACCCCGGAGCCACAAACGTCCAGGCTACATATATTCCCTTGGCTGTTTCAACCCTTGTCTCTGTATACTCCGGCTGATCAAAGCAGAAATCATTGTCTGACGTTTCCTCGCTTCCTATCCCGTACCAGGCAGCATTTTCAGGATGATTGTTTTCTGCAAGCCTCTGTGCATAATCCGGAGACCATGCAGGCACAATTTCAACTTCTCTGTTGCCTTTGGTTCCATTGTCGCTTATGAAATAAAGGCCGTTGAACATTATGCAGATGTCGCAGGCTTTTGCGTTTTTCTCAAGCGTATAATACAGGTCCTCGTAATCATCGGCATCGGCTTTTTTAAGCTCGTCGGAAACCTCCTGCTCCACTACCTTTTGATTAAGCTCATTATGAGAAAAAGGTGCACCGTCCTGAGCTATCTCAATATACGAGTCCTGACTTGCAAATTCTGTGTTTGAGTTGAAAAGGAACTCCCCTTCCTGCGGGGCTTTGTCGACAGGAAACAAAGACGCAACTTTTACGTCATCGCATGAAAGAGACTCCAAGACCTGCTTGCAGAATCCACCCTCAAGCACGACATTGTAAAAGGAATCTTTTCCGCCGGTGCCTGAGATTGTGTGAAAGCCTTTATAATTGTTTCCGCCACCATTCATGATGTAAGGAGTGAATAAATGACGCCCCATAACAAACGGCTGCGTTTTTCCTGTAGCGATTGTGTTGGTAGCCCCTCTGATGTAAGGAACGTTTGTGATGTCGTCTTTAGTGCGGCTCTTTAGCTTGGACATCGCCTCTTCGGCTGCCTTCCGTGCCTCATACGCATCATAAGTGGTTTTTGCGATGGCATAAATACCGCCTGTAAGGACAGTCATTACCCAGTCAAAAGGGTCAAAACTCTCTAGGGGAATTATGCGGATTATGATTACATCTTTTTCTTGAATGACGTACTTTTCATCTTTCTTTATGCCATTTACAATTATGATGTATTTCTTCCAGTCGGCAACCTCAACGGCTTCCTGAATTGTACTTCCGGCATGTGCCTTGACCAGCGTGTATGAGTCTGAAAAATCTTTGTATTTTAAAATATCAACCATTATTTTGTTATCCTGAAATATTTTTTGTCAGAAAAAGCGATGAGCGGGGAAACCCTCACTCCTTTTTTTGTGGCATGGATTGCAGTTTCTTTCGACAGAATGAACGCAAGATGCAGGTTCCCGTTGTATGTGCACTGCAGGATGTCACCCTCTTGCACCTGCTCAAATGGGATTTCTTTCGCATTGATGTTTCGATAATACTCGCCGAATTTATCAGAGGAAACATGAGGTTCCGGGTAAACAAGATCCTTGACGGGCGTGCCGTTCCGCTTGCAAAGCTCGAGCACTACACCATAACAGTCCAAGCCTTTTGTCTTCCCAAATCTTCCGAATTCTTGGTATGGGAGATTCAATAAGTCGTCATATCTCATACCTATACAGTCATTTTAGCTGTTGCCACGGTTGTTCTGGGAATTCCAGATGAGGGCTGGAAATGTCATGTCGAGCCGTTCATCCCTTTTAAAGGTGAATGTTGCTGTATTTCTATTAACCCTGATTGTGCCGTTTTTATGGACGAAATGTTTCAGCTCAGTAATGGTCCCGCTTTTCATCATGCAGCCTACCACTTCGAGAGTGACATTTGAGCAGAGCTCCACAAGGTTGATTACCTGGTTTCCAACGACTGATATTTCGAGGGTTCCGCCGCCTGTAAGACCAAACTCGCTCGCATTAGGCTTGTAGTTAAAAGCCTCAGCCTTGTAACGGTAGCCACCGTATGTGCAGGATTTCACATCATTGATAAAGCGCATATCGATAGTCTGCACTTCTCCGTTGCGTTTGTAGCTCCCGCTCAAGTGTATGAGGTAAGGCAGGGAGTAAGTCCCGTTAAATGAAAATAACTGTGTGTAGTCGCTCATTTATACTTCCTTGAAAGTGAGGGTGAGTGTTTTTGGCTCAATTCCTTCCCCGCTGGGCTCTTCCGTCATGCGGTATTCTTTTCGCGTCCGTCCGCCTAAAAAATCCGGAAGAAAGACTGTTTCCGCCCTGGAAAGAAGCGTGTTGTTGTACCAGTCCCAGAAGATACGCTCTTCTGCCCGTGTGGCAATGTCGAGCTGTACGGAAAAGACCATTTTCGCTTCTGAATTCTTGAGTCTTGTCCTTTCCCGGCCGCTCTCAAATTTCGTCGTTATGATGTTTTCTTCCGTGGTTCTTGTCATGCCATAAAACTTTTGATTTACGTCTGCACTCCATTCAACAGCCATTTTTGCTTCTCCCTATAAGTATCTTATTCCGTCAATTTTTGCCTGAGCAGATTTTAACTGAGAGCTGTATTCGCCGTCAGCAAGCTGCTTTCGCACAGTCTCCTTTATAAGGAGCTCAAAGCCGTCAGGTTTAGGGACTTGAGCCACTGAGACATTTCCGGCAGCATAATTTTTAATGGTGACATTATTTGTCAGACCGCCGGCATTTCCTGAATATCCGTTCAGCTGGTCAAACATTGCCTTCTGTTGCTTAGCATTAAGTATCATTTCGCCATTACGCACATGTGCATAAGTGTTGTCACCTCCCATGCTTGCCCCCTGAAAGCCACCGATAACACCACCAGTAGCGAATGATGGTGGAACAGGCTTGTTAGCAATAGCCGTTGCGAGCTGTACTGCACCAAGAGTTCCAATAACAGCTGCCATAGGAATTCCGACAAAAGGCGGCATTGACGAAAGCGCCTGCATGATTGCGAGGGCTGTCTGAACACCAATATTGAGCAGGCTGGAGCTCCATTCCCACATCTGGATTTCATACTGTTTCTTTGCCGCGTCTTTTTCAATTTCCTCTTTTCTTTTTGCATACTCTTCTTCAGAAATCTCACCAGCGGCAAGCTGTTTTTCAAGAGCAGCCTGTTTTATCTTTGCCTCGTTTTCTGCCTGAGTTTTTACCATGCTGGTAATGCCCTTCATAATTTCAGCATACTTTCCCGCAAAGCTGGAAACAATTTCTATTTTTTTCTCATGAGTCTGCGCCCATTTCTGAAGGTCGGATGTATTGTTTGAATCTGCGATTTCCCCTTCTTTTTTCTTCACTAGATCCAAAAGCCCCGCAAGCTCCCGTATTTTGGAATTATAGTATTCCCACTCCTCCGAGCCTTCTTCTACAGAGCTCTGCATTTCCCTGAGTTTTTGTATCGACTCCTCGATTTTTCCGGAAAGCGGCGCTTTCTCAAAAACACCAACAAATTTCTGCGCTTCTTCGGCAAGTGCCTGCATTTCATTTTTCATGTCGCTAAAATCAGCGGCTTGTGCATAACCTGCTATTAACTTGCGGGCATTTACTTCATGCTCATAATTTCCGCTATTGCCACTGAATGCAGTATTGCTCATCATCTTGATGTATGCGGAAAATGCCGTGTTATACATTTCCTGCGCTTCAGTTTCTTTTGAGATGTTTTCTCCGGCACTACGGCGTAGTGCTATTTCTTTTTCTTTAGCCGCTATTGTAGCATCGAATTCGCCCCTCAATTTGTCCCTGGCTTCAATTTCTTTCTGCAGCTGCTCTGCCGTTTTGTTGTCATTTATTTCTTTCTGGATCGTAGCAATCTCTTCTTCTTTTGCCTTGATCTGGGATTTTATTTCAGCAGTCTCTTTTTCCCGGGCTTTGGTGGCTTCCTGTGATGCTTTTACTGCCGCCTCATTATTTTTATTTTCTTCTGCAGCCTGTTTTGCCAATCTTAGGGCATTCTCTAATTGTGCGACGGCTGCTTTATTGCCCCTTTCACGTGCTTTCTGGAGGTCAGCTTCAATTTTTGCGATTCTGTCCACATTGCCAGTAACCGACTGCTCTACTTCCTGATATTTTTCTTTTGTCTCATCTAGCTTGGACTGCAGGTTATCAAGTTCTGTCTGCGCCTGGATAAGTTTAGCCTCAAGAGTAGTTGCTTCCGGGGCTCCTTCCATCCACAATACATCATGGATTTTGTCCCATAATGCATTTGCGGCATTTACTGTAAGCAAAAGCCCTTTTTGCAGAGGTATGATCACCTTGTTTAAGAGTCCGCCAATTTTTTCCCTTAAATCGCCGAATGCATTTGAAAGCTGCACGTCTGTATTTGCAGTCGCCTGTGCCATTCCACCATACGCCTTTTTGACGGCATCAATGGCAGCACCGTTTTTCAGCTCTTCTGCAGTAAGGTTTTTCAGCGTCGGGAGAAGTTTTCCCATTGCCCCGACAGACCCGTTATACGACATATTAAGCGACTGCACGGCAGACTCCATGCTTATCATCCCCGTTGCAGAGGCATCAAGAGCCGCACTCATTATTTTTTGGATTTCAGAATAGGTCCGTCCGGATGCGGCAAGTTCAGCCATCATCGGGAGTAGTTTTTCATCTCCAATCTCGCCGACAGTCTGGAGTTCACCAGCAAAGGCCTTTAATTTTGTTACGGTATAATCATCAAGGTAAGGATTATTTTTAGCGGCAATCGCAAGGCGCTCCTCAGCATCTCTCTGTACATTTGCTGTTTTTGACAGCTCAGTGATTTCTTCACTCACTGCCTTTATCATTTTTGTTGCAACCGCAAATGTTCCGATTAAGCCTGTCGCTGCACTGCCCAGCTTTGACAGAGAAGTAAGCGCCTTGTTCTTTGACAGTTTGTTTAATTCGTCTGTTACTTTTTTAATTCCGCCCTCAGCGTTTTCTGTTTCGGCCTTAAATTTTATTGTTACGTTCTTATCTTTTGCCATAATAATTCCTTTACAATACAGTCATTTTAGGCTTACAATTCATTGAGAAATGGAGGTGCGGTATGATAATCTATATTCTCGCAGCGGTTGTGACTTATCTGATTTTTAAATATGCCCTCGAATACGCAAGGAAGCACGATGCGGACTATAACAATCCTGATATAGACCAGTTCAGCGACTAGCCTTTCAGAAGTCTGTCAAATTCCTCACTGGCTTCTTTTTCTTCGCCTGTCAATTTTTGCGGTAGTTCCCATCTTCTTTTGTTTTCCCGTGCGGCTTTTTTCCAGTCGCCTTTCTCGCCTTCCTCATAACATCTGTAGCCCATTACTTCATTCAGTTTCGTTCCGTGCAGCCCCGAAAGCAGCGCCTTGAATTTCCACCAGTGCAGATGTGTCTCTTCAAACAAGTCAATTCCGTATTGTTCCAGGAATGCTGCATAAATCAACTCAGAGTCATGCTCATAACTGATGACATCAACATCACCATCGTTATCAAAAACCCGAGGCAGTTCTTTTTTGTTGAGGTAGAATCCGATGAGGGCCTCAAACCCTTTCTGCCTGTTTTCCGGAACTCCATTCTCGTAAAGATAGTCAAAATCAAGCAGTCTTTGCTTTTCGTCCTGCACAAGCCGTGAGAATGCAATCCAATATCTGAAATCCGTTTTTATGGCATAAAATACCCCGTCCACAAGAACTGCTTCCGGGGCATTTGCCTTTTCCAGGCTGAGCAAGGTTAGTCCGCCTTGTAGTAGGTGTCTGCTGCAAAAGTTGGAGCTTCTGCACCTGTTACGGCGGTATACACATCACCGTTCTTGGTGTAGTAGTTCGTGTAATCAGTAGCCCAATCTTCCGGCTCCGACTCAAGCAGAGTGAACTTCAAAAGACCGCCTGCGTGAGGTGTGAAAGTAACGGTACCATCTGTGATGGTGATGTAACCTTCTGTCGGAGTACCGTTTGCGTTTACATCGACATCGATTACGGTGCCGACTGTGTTGAAGTCATTTACAACGATGGTTGAATTCCACTTCTGAGCGTAATACATGACATCGTCGCCGACCTGTTCTTTGTCAAAAAGATATGCAAGAAGCAATTCTTTCTGTGCATCCGAGCCGACATAGCGGTTCTTGTAGAGGTCGTAGAAAAGCTCAAAATCGGGCTCTCCCTTGTAGGTGGTAACACCGTAAGAAACACCCATCTTGTAAGAGATGAGTTCCGTTGTGGGCTGTTCGTCCGAGATGTAATCACGGTCCTCCGTGTTCGGATTCATGTTGATTGTGTTCTCGGTTGCCTTTTTAATCTGCACCCAAGAAGGGTTGGCAGAAGTGCCACTGTTAAGGAACGGCCGGATCAAATGCTTTTTAATGAGCGTTGTAGCTGCCATATCTGTTTTTCTCCTGGTTAAAGTTCGATTTCATCTTCAGTCTCGACAGTTAATCCAATCTCAACGGCCGTCATCTGTTTTTCAACTGTTCCTGCATCAGTGAAAAAATCTCTGTGGCCGATTTCAGACTGCTCAACGGTCTGACCCAATGAAACATCATCGAGCACCGCACGACGGAAAGCCGCGCCATACCTGCACATCTGGCGGACCAAGACATCCTGCGGATAGCCCCTGCATAAAAAGCTGACCGTAAAATCTGATGTGATTTTATAGCAGCCTATTTCTTCCTCGTTTTCTTCCTGGCTTTCAGGAATCACCGAGCAGATTATTTTCGAGTTGTAGCGTGACAAATCAACAGAGCCGAAAACAATGTTTTTCTCTGAAATCGCATTCATCGGCGTGTTTTCATCTGCCAGTTTCGTGATGTAATCATTCACGGTTCCAAGAATAAACTGTTTGATTGAATTGAATATTTCTTCCATGCGTTACTTCCAGTATTTATCAAGTTCTTTCTGAATCATTTTTCCAATGTCATCTTCATAGGCGTTTGACTCAGCATATTTTTCACCCGCCTGTACAAATCCTAATGCCTTCAATCTTCCGTCCTTTGTGCCATAGTTCAAGGCCATTACTTTCGGGAAAATCGTCTTTTCGCCGTTTAAGGCCTTCGGGAAAACATTGACCTCCGAGCCGTCTTTTTTAACCTTGTAGCGGTAGGCTTTCAGAAGTTCTCCCGTGTGTCTTTCGGTTGTTGCCCTGATTGCCTTTACAGTCTCTTTTCTGACCCCCTTTCCGATTATTCCCATCGTCTGCCTTGAAATTGACACAAGGCTTTTTGATGTTCCGGCAAGTGCCGCTTGAGCCCGGGAAACATCTGCCTCTACCGAAAGAAAACTTCCCGTTTTGGCCATTTAGTAACTCACCTTGATCATCTTGTAGAAAGAAATCGTGTCGAGGAAACGGTCGGGCTTAAAGCTCTGGAATGTTCGGCTTCCTGAGTCTGCAAAGCTCGTGGAAGTCACGGCAAGATTCCCGCCCGCACTTTCCCAAAGGAGGCTCGCTATCTGAAGTGCTACAGTTTTTATCTGCTGCGGGACTGTCTCAAAACCCGCCGTGTATGTAACGGTGTATTTAATAAGTCTTGAGAAAATGGCTTCATCGACAAACGCAATATACGGCGAGTTTTTGACGATTTTGACCGTGCTCAAATCCAAAACTGTATCATCTGCGGAAATTGCAGAAACAGAAACAATCGGTTTCGCTTCCAGTGCGAAACACCTTGAGCCTAAACCGTATTCGCTCGTCGTGTATTCCTGTACTTCAGGAGAGTAGCCGAGATAATTCGCGATAATCTGCTCCGCTGAATCACAGTAACCTTGCAGGAGCGTGTCATTATCGGGATATTTATCTGCAAATGCTTTCAGTTCTTCAGTCGTGATATAAGCCATTTTTCTTACTGCTCTTCCTTTGCGTTCCCGCTTTCAATCAGCTTTACTGCAAGTTTTGAATCAATCTCATAGATTCTGTTTGGAAGGAAAGTTCCTTCCGGACGGCATACAACCTTCAGAATCCGGACTTTTTTTGTTTCAGCAGATTCCGTTGCCTTTTCGACTTTTTCTTCGGCTTTTTCGTGAATAACACCTGTCTCAAGGGCTTCTTTAATTTCAGCTTTCTTTGCTTTTGGCATTTTTGCAACTCCTTTAAAAATCACGAAAAGGTGATGTTGAATCACCTTTTCGTGGATGTTTATTCAGATTACTCTGATGTTCCCACTTTTACGCGTGAGAATGCTTCAGCAAGAACCGGAGCGCCGTCTGCGTATGCAGTGCCCTTGAAACCAAGCTGATTCTTGAGAGCAAAAAGCTCGACAAGATTCTTGATTTCAATGCCGTCAACATAAGCCCACCAGTAGTAGCTGAAATCACCGAGAACGGCGATGTAGCTGCCTGATGTTTTTGTTGATGGAGCATAAGCCGATTCGATAACCGGAAGCCCGAGCAATGTGTCCGGATCACCGTCACGCAAGCCCGGCCGCCAGAGATACTGGTCATTCTTGTCTTTCAAAAGGAGACAGTCTGTGAGAATGTCTGTAGACATTACCCAGCGCGCCTTGCGGCGATAAGCAGGCTTCAGGCTCATCTTTGTTTTGATGAGGTCATCGGCTGCAAGTGTTGCGCCTGCGGTTGTTACATCGCGTGAAGTTGGAACGCCGTTTGCAGATGCGGTGAAAACACCGAGCGGCTGGCCTGAGCCTGTACCGACTGTGATTCCATTCTCGAAAGCCGCAACAAGTTTTTCTGTGATTTTCTCTTTGACAATCTGTTCGATTGGGAGAGCAGAAACCTTGACGAGCTTGTCAGAAATCTTGATGAGCTTAACCAAGGTGTTTGGAGAAAGCTCACGGAGAGAGTAAGCGAGTGTTGCATCAGCACTGATGTCAGAGCTTGGGACTTCAGCGGTCCATGCGGCATCGCTTGCATCAGCAGCTTCGTAAGGAGCGCCGAGCGATTTTGCCTCACTGAGAGGAAACTTGCGGACAAGGCCGTACAATGGAGAGTCGTTCTCAACTCCCTTGATGATTTCAGCAACAAATTCCTGTGGAGAAAGTGCACCACCGCCGGAACCGACAGAAATGTCGCGTTTTTCACCGTTGAGAAGGTAGTTGCGGAACTCCTTCATTTTGTCCGAGACTTCGCCGCGGTTTTCACCTTCTGTTTTTGGAAGTTCTGTAGCAAAGCCTTTAATAAGAGCCTCACGCTCTTCGGCTGCAATTTCCTGAGAGAGTTTTCGGACTTCTGCCTCTTTTTCAGCAAAAGTCTTGTTCTCTTCATCAGTGAAAGAGCGGTTTTCTTTCTGTGCGAGTTCGTGCATTTCGCGCAATTCCGCGACGAGTTTTGCACGCTGTTCTTTCTTGTTCATAGATTAAAACTCCGTTTTAATTTGTTTCAAATTCGAGAAGCGCAAGTTTTCTACTGCGCTCTTCCGACTCGAGCTTCATTCGTTCAGCCTTTTGTTTTTCTTCCTCTTCCGCCTTGCGAGCTTCAGCCTTCGCACTTTCCAGTGTGGCCCGTGT